ATTTACAGGATGATAGTTATGGTGCGCAAGGAAGTGGAACTAATGGTTCTTATGGCGCAGCTGGCGGTTCTTTAGATTTTTCTGGTTTTTCTGCGTTAGAATCTGGTTTAGCGGGTTTGGGTATTAGTTTACCCACTGGAGGTTTGCTTTCAGCTGTAAGTAAAATATTCGGAGTTGATTTCGGTGGTTTTTTTGGAAATTTAGCTAGTGCTTTTGGATTAACTGGTGGAAATGTAAATGATAGTCAATACCAAAAACAAACAAGTTCACAAGAAATTGTAAATGATACCCCAGAAATTTCAGAAAGCATAAAGCTTGCTCTTTCTGGGCCTTTGTTTGGTTCTCGTTCTGTTACTCCTACAGGTGAGTCTCAATCGCGATCAAACACTAGTCAAAAAGAAGCAGATGATTTTCCAGGAAATTTTATAGAAAATATACAAAGAAACTTTTCTTTGGTTATGGATACAATGTCCAAAGAAAAAACAATTACACAAGAAAATCAACCTGCGTCTCCACAAGCTTATACTACTATGGCTATGAGTGCACCTAATGTTGATCATAATGGCGGCAATCTTTGGTATATTAATCCAGAAAAAACAGCATTCGCTAATTGGGCGCGTGGTGATAACTGGGTGATTGAACCAATAGCAGGAAACAAAAAAAATCAACCAGAATGGTTCAATAGAACCATGTTCGCATAAAAAAAGGGAGCCGAAGCTCCCTTTTCATTAATTTGCCAGATTCTTAAAAAACTCCAAATCATCATCATCTTCATCATTATTAGTTGCAGCATACTTTGGTGCTGCTGCTTCTTTTTGTTTAGGAGCAGGTGTTTCATCCCATGGAACATCAGCATCTTCTGCTTTAGAAGCTCGTGAAGGCGCAACATCTTCATCAAGAACTCGCATAAGCTTTTCTTTAAGCTCATCATAAGATTTGAAGTTACTTGGGTTAAGAAATTCCTGAAGTGAGTATTCAGATTTCCAAACTGCTTCAAGAGCAGCATCATCATCAAGGAGAGCAGATGGCTTGTCGAACTCTGACTTATCATAGTTACGATAACCTTCAACCTGTCGAATCTTAAGCTTGAAGTTTGCACCAGCCCAAAAGTCGAAAGGATTAACTGCTTCTTCGTCAGCAAACTGAGGATTCATAGCCTCATTAAGCTTGTCAAAGATCTTCTTACCATACTTATAAAGGAAAACCTTACCTTCATTGTCAGGATTACCTGGATCCTGAACAACATAGATGTTAGAGATAAAATGAAGCCTACGCTTTTGCTTACGAGCAATTTCCTTATTGGCTTCAATGCCACTGTTCCAGAGCTTTGTGTTATATTCAGAAACAGGGTCGTTCTTACCGAGAGTGGTAAGAGAATACTCAATATACCAACCACCTGGACCTTGGAAACCATGGTCGAACATACGAACAAATGGAACATCCTCGTTCATAGGAGCAGGAAGGAAACGGATAACTGCATAACCATTACCAGCCTTATCTACAGTAGGAGTCCAAAAACGCTCATCAGCACCCTTGGATTCATTACCTGAAACCTTGGTAAGCTTTGCGTTAAGTTCTTCGAGGGATTTTTTGCCAGAGTTGGCTTTGAGTTTAGAAAAGTCAATCATATGTATTCTCCATATTTGCGTTGTATAGCGTTGTATTGTTTTGTGTTGAGCAGTATTCGCTCGCAACATTATTTAGTATAATATATTCACTCAAAATAGTCAAGTACAATTTTTTTCATTTTCTCCTTATCATATTTTATAAATGGTGTATATTTTTCAATTTTTAATTTCACAGAATCATAAATCATATCATATTTCATCTTAGAATCCCAGTGTTTTTTAGCACCTGTTACATCTAAAAGGATACACATTGTTTCTAGGTCAATATCATTACCAAGAAACAATTTAAGGAGTAATGGGTGTTCATTATCCTTAACAATAAAGTTTTGGTTGAAGTCGGAGTCAAGCTTACCAAGCTGCTGCTTGAAAACATATGTAAGCGACTGCTGACGCTTCAACCATTGTTTGTATCTATTTTCTGCTTCTTCACTGTAAGCTAACTCACGAATCCAATACTTTTCATTATCAGAAAGATTAGCTATAAGAAAATTATGAACGTCTGGGTGTTTTGCTAATTTTTGAAAAAACAGTTTATCTTTTCTATTGTCAAAAGAATCAGAATTTACTTTTAATTTACCGTTGTATCTAAAATAGTCATAATTTGGTTTTGTAAAATGATTTTTGAGGGCAAGATATTCTTTGTAACACTCAAATGCTGACATCATTTAGATTGGCAACTTTGCCCCTCTTTTAAGGATATTTAAAGTTTCTGCTTCTGCTTGAATTTTAGATTTCATAGTTGGATCTTTTTTTATCCAAAAAGCAGCAGTTTCTAATTCTAGATTATTTTTTTCACACCATAAAACTACAGCATCAATATACTCTATATTTTTTTCTTTGCATAAAAATTCAATTTCTTCAACAAAAAAGTTTTTCATTTTTTCCTCATTTTTGGTAGGAGTGGCAGGGATCGAACCTGCTCGAGAACGCTAATCCGGCGCTGAAAGACTTATAAGGTCTCCCTGTGTACCAACACCCACTCCCGAAACTGGCGACTCCGGTAGGACTCGAACCTACGACCTAAAGATTAGAAGTCTTTTGCTCTAATCCTGCTGAGCTACGGAGCCAAATTACTTTTTTAGTATACTATATTTTTGGTAAAAAGTCAAATGATTTTTGTGGGCCCATTCTGTTGCTAGGCGGAACCCATACCCCGACAATCACTGCTTAAGCAGCAAGAGCCATTGGTGCGTAATTATCATTAGCACTTGTAGTTTTTCTTGCGTTAACCCAGCTTGCGCGGGACAATCTCCACATTCCTATTCAATGCCTGTCGATCCTAATTCACCCCCATCAAAGATACACTAAGCTGATAACTTTAACCCTCAGCCGCTGGCACTTTTAGTGTATCTATGGTGGAGGTGGTGGGAATCGCACCCACGTCCAGCACACCTTTCAGTCAGCTTCATAGACTGTATTCTTATTTATACAACCTTTAACAAAATTGTATTTTCATTAATACGATAAGCCAAAGGTGACTGCTTATCCATCTCATCCATCAGTTTTTTCAATACGATTTTACCTCCTTTCAAAACTCGATCAATAAAATATTCTGATTTACGACCTGTTCGTTTGGTGATAGAAGTATTCTCATTATAGTTAATAATACTCGTACCTTTGATCTGAAGCCCGCCACGATCAAGAGCTCGAAGTACTGTAAGAGTTTTATATTTTGTATTAAAAGTCCAAAGTTCGTTACATCCAATAATTTTTTCTGGACTTACAGAAGCGATCTTGAACGTATTATCTTCCTTTTGATATTTGAGGTTACTCAGTTTCTTTTCAACTGAAATAGTACGAGGCTTTCGAGGCTTGCGAATTTTCTTAGATGTATCAGTATAACGCTCAGCGTCTTCAATTAGCATGTTGAAAAAGACAATATCATATTCCATTTTTTTCTTAGGAACACTAGCATATGCCTCAACAAGTTGTTTATCAACGCCAGAAATAGCATCAAGCAATTCCTGTAACCAAGCAGTGTAACGTTGAGGAATCATTTCAGCATAAACAGTGGGTATTTCTTTCCTTTTCAACCACTCATATAATGAGAAATCAGGAGTGTTCGCTCGTTCATCAACAATATTTTCGATTTCACCCAGAATTTCATCAGCCTTTTTTTTCATACGCTGTTGAATAGAAACTGTAGGATTATCAGTAGGAGAAACTTTAGTATGCTTTTCAATATTACTAAAAATATTTTCTAAAGATTTTTGTAAAAAGTCCCTTGTTTTTTGAGGGACTTTTCCGCCACGACTGATAATACGTGCAACCCAAGCAGCTGTTTTCGGAATCCAAACATCAGGAACTGATTTGATCTTTTTAGCGTCAGCTGCACGATTAGAATTTTTAAGATAAGTTTCTAGATACTCTCGCGCATCATCTCTCGAACACATATAATGGTACCAAGTCAGCGCATTACTATATTCCGATTGTGTATAATTGTCATTAAAAACAGGCTCGTCGCCAAGATATTTGTTATTCACTAACCAAGTTTCGTTTTTGGTTTTCCTTATAACTTTAGATTTTTTACGAATAACCGCGCGACGAGCCATTTAGTTTCTCCAGTGTTAGAAGTAGCAATTAAGCTGCTTCTGCCATTTCAATTGCTGTTTCAAGAGCCTTAGTCTTCAAATTCTTATTAGCGCCATACCAAGCTGAGGTAAGGCGAGTATCAGCCGAACGACCAACAAGATGATCGGTCATATAAGTGACAGCGTTAAATGGTTGCCACCAGCTACCTTCAGCATATTCAGCTCCTGGCTGAGAATGAAGAACATCAAGAGCGATTTGAGCATTGCGCGACAATTCCTTTTCTTTCTTGGATGAAGAATTAACAGGGAAGATACGGCAGAAATATTCAACAATATCTTCATCCTTGGTCTTTTTAGAACCAAGAAACTGAGCCATTTCCTTGTACTTACCCAGTTTGTCAGTAGCAATACCCAGCATTTCTTTGACGTTATCAGGTTCAAAGATCTTGCGGTGAGAAATCTTAGCCATACGTTCAACAGAATAGTTGAGTGAAAGAGTAAGAGT